AGACAAGCTTTGCTTCATCAAGTGCATTAGACAGAACTAACGTTGCTCGTTTAGTCGCTTACATTCGTAGACAACTAACATTAGCTGCTAGACCATTCGTGTTCGAACCAAATGATGCGTTGACTCGTCAACAAATCGCAGGTGTTGTTCAAACATTGATGGTAGACTTAGTTGCTAAGCGCGGTTTATATGATTATCTAGTTGTATGTGATGATTCAAACAACACTCCGGCTCGTATTGATCGTAATGAACTTTGGATTGACGTTGCAATTGAACCAGTCAAATCAGCAGAATTCATCTACATCCCTGTTCGTATATTGAACACAGGTGAATTGTCAGGTAAATAATAAAATAAGACACCCTTAACGGGGTGTCTATTTTAAAGATAAATAATACTAATAGGAGAATTTTATATGGCAACAGCCTCACAATCATTATTTAATATGACCGTCGCAGCAGACAATGCTGGTGGCAATCAAGGTCTATTAATGCCCAAACTACAATTCAGATTCAGAGTCAACTTCTTGAATTTTGGAGTAGGTTCGGGTCTAGAATTAACAAAGCAAGTTATTGACTGCTCACGTCCTAATCTTACATTCGCTGAAATCACATTACCAGTTTATAACTCAACAATGTATTTGGCAGGTAAGCATACTTGGGCTCCAATGTCTGTAAACATCAGAGATGATGCAGCAGGCGGTGTTTCTAAAGCAGTTGGTCAACAATTACAAAAGCAACTTGACTTCGTTGAACAAGCAAGTGCAGCATCAGGACAAGACTATAAGTTTCAAACTAATGTTGAAATTTTAGATGGTGGTAACGGTACATTAGCTCCTGTGGTATTAGAAACTTGGGAACTATATGGATGTTTCTTGGTATCTGCTAACTATAACACATTGAACTATGGTACATCTGACGTAGTTACTATTGGCTTGTCGATTCGCTACGATAATGCTGTTCAATCTCCACTAGGTTCTGGTGTAGGTACAAGTGTTGGTCGTGCATTCGGTGGCTCATCAGTCACTGGTATTGGTCAGTAATACTTAACTGATAAATGGCTGGATTTTTTCAGAATGTTTTAACAGACGCTGCCGGAGCATTCTTCGGCAGCGATTACCTACGTGATTTCTCTCACGCAAGTAAAGCATTTAGAACCAACTCGTATCAGAACGCTCCTAAGTTAAAGTTTCTATTCCACGTATACTTTGATATAAACCCTGACGTGTATAACGTGGGATTATCAACTGGTGTGAACTTTGGATTAGATGTAAAGACTATAAAGTTACCAAGCTATACGTTCGCAACTCACGAATTAAATCAATACAATCGTAAACGTATTGTGCAGACAAAAATAAAATATGATCCGGTAGAAATTGCATTTCACGATGATCAGGGTAATGCTATACGTAATATGTGGTATGCTTACTACACTTACTATTACAAAGATGCTACTAAGGTAAATACAGGTGGTCCAGGGTCAAGTCAAATTGCTCCTGCACCACAATATGTTAATCGTAACATATATGATACCTCTATTACTGGAAATGCAGACTGGGGATATTCAGGCGAGCCAATAGCTACTGCATCAAGTCAAGTCAAGGCTCCCTTCTTTAATAACATTACGGTGTTTAGTATGAATCAGCATAACTTTGCTGCCTATACTCTTATCAATCCTATCATAACTCGCTTTGGGCATGATACTCATAGCTATGCTGAAGGTAGCGGCATTATGGAAAACACTATGATGCTTGACTACGAAACAGTTAAGTATTACGAAGGTGCCATAGATGGTAATGCTCCTGGTAATAAAGTAACTGGATTTGGCAGCGCCGGAAATTATGACTTAACAGTAAGTCCTATCAATAAGGCAGGATCACAAGCCACTATACTTGGTCAAGGTGGATTACTTGATGCAGCCGGTGGATTTGTAAATGATTTAACACCTGATGAAAATGGAAATATTAATGTAATCGGAGCTATTCAAGCTGCCGGTACTGCATATAATACTTTCAAAAATGTAAACGTAGCACAAGTTGCTAAATCAGAAGTGATTGCTGGTATTACTAATCAAGTGCAACAAACTCCCAATAGATCAACCAATTTCTCATTCCCTACATTTGGTGCTGTGCCAGGTCAAACAGCGGGAACTGCTACTCCGGGATTAACTTCCCCTCCCAAAGTCAGGTAAGTAGTTAGCACTACTTCTGCACAGTATAAATAGTGTAGAAGAGGATTACAATGGCAAACATAATAGATTCACGCTCATCAGTTGACCAGACAGTTAGAATTTTTGATTCTTTCTATTCAGTTAACTTGGTTGTAAATGGTGACGAATACGATATTGTATATGGTTACTTTAAATCAATAAACAATAGCTCAATTATATCAGGGAACTTTACTGCGATTCTGTTCAGGATATCACAAGAAACAGGCATTCCAGTATTAGACCTTCTAGGCTACATAAAAGGTACTACTAAGTTAGAGATGAATCAAGTGATATGTTACTATCTTAACAGCTTTAAATCAAAGACTACTCTTTACGGAGTTAGCACTATACTTCAAGCAAATCAGCCAGTTGCACGAAATATTGTGCAATAATTATGGCTCGTTATGCTACGGGTTTGTTCACCCCAAAAAATCCAGAAAAGTATATAGGTAAACACATACCACGATATCGCAGTTCTTGGGAGATGGTCTTTATGACTTTCTTAGACCAGAATGCTCATATAATGCAGTGGGCAAGCGAATCAATCGCAATACAGTATAGACACCCTCTTACTGGCAAAATTGCAAACTACATTCCTGATTTCTTAGTAGTGTATCAAAACAAAAACGGTAAGCAATTAGCAGAAATTGTTGAAATAAAACCCAAATCACAAACTGCCCTAACTGAAGCAAAGTCTAAGCACGATAAAATACACGTAGTAGTAAACACTGCTAAATGGAGAGCAGCGGCAGCATACTGTAAGCAGCACGGAATGACTTTTAGAATCGTTACTGAGGCAGATATTTTCGCTAATGGTAAAGGTAAGTAAATACAGTATGACGAAAAAATTATCCGAATTATTTGATTTACCTGCTGACATTATAGAAAGCTTATCTTCACCTATTCCTGAAGATGCAGACGAAATCACCACTGGTGCTATATCCAACTTAGAAAAAATCGAGAACGCATTGCCTCAAGTAAGAGGGCTTGAATCAAGTGATATTGAATTAGATGAAATTGCTAAAATGGCTATTGATAGCTATAAAGATTTATCTGATTTGGGTATGCAAGTTGATAGTAGATTTTCAAGTGAAATATTCGGTGTAGCAGCAACAATGCTCGGACACGCTCTAACTGCAAAGACTGCTAAACTCACTAAAAAGATAAAAATGATTGAGTTACAGCTAAAAAAAGCAGCATTAGATCAAAAAGCAAGCTCAACTGTTGAAGAATTAGAAGCTACCCCACTCGGCGATGTTAAATCATTAGATCGTAATGAGCTACTTAAAATGTTAGCTACGAAATCAAGTGAGTAATGATAAATAATATATGAGGAATATTCAATGAAAAGTCTACGACATTTTATCACCGAATCGGTGAGAAGTTACAAATACACAATCAAGATTGCCGGCGATGTGGACAAGAACTTTATTGAGATGTTTAAGTACAATCTCAACAAGTTTGATCCAGTTAAAATCGCTGATCCAGTAAGCACCCCTATACAAAAAAGCCCGTTTGGTTTCCCTGAGCTAAAGAACGAACAAGTTACTATCATTAAAGCTGAATTTAGATATCCAGCTACTGAACCAATGATACAACAGATTGCTCAATTGCTTGGGTATAACATCAATATGGTTCGTGTTGTTACTACTGATTTTGATGACAGCATCAATTCTGAAGCTGAAGGTTATGCTAATCAAGCTGATCACAATCCGTTGTTGAATCATCCTGATTTAGAAGATAACGGTAAAGAAGCTGCTAAAGCATATGGTGATTCATATTTAGACAGTATCAAAAAGCAGTCAGAGGGTTCAAAGATTGATATCCCTTATGAAGGTAAAAAGACTCCGGATTCGTTTGACCCATTCAAACAACCTATCCAAGATAAATTAGGGGCGCTTAGCCCAATGAGTAAAATGGTAAGAGCTCCGAAGCCGCAAACTGGCTCATCGGCTAAATAATAAAAGGATTATGATATGAATATGAATATGTTAGATTTAATGAACAAGCTTACACAGCTTCAAGCCGCTGACCTTACTGAAGCTAAGGCAGAAACCACTCACAAGGGTGGTACCAAGACTGTGGACGATAAAGTTACTACGCACAAAGGTCGTTATGGTAATGAATATCAAGGTGACAGTGATGACGAAGAACGTGATTCAGTTACTGGTAAAAAGAAAAAAGCTCCTAAAGTAATGCCATCAGATGGTGAAAAACGTGGTCGTGGTCGTCCTGCTAAGACCGACAGTGCATCCGGCGGAGCTAAGTATAGCAACGCAGCTTCACTACAAAGCTACATCGTTGGTAACAAACCAAGCAAAGCAGTAGACAAATTACCAAAGACAAAGAGCAATAAGACTCTTAAGGATTGGATTGAAAATCTTGATACCGCTCTCAATGAAGGCGAAGAAGTAACAATTGCTCCAGCAACAGCTTCTAACACTCAAGTTATCAAGCAAGGACAGAACACATTAGGTACTGTTAATAATCCTCAGTTGGCACAACAAATCAAACAAAGCATTGGCAAGGGCGAAATGACTTTAGCTGGTAACACACTTGGTGAAGATGCTCAGGGAAAAACAGCACGTATTTTCCACAACAAAGATTTAGGTGAATACACAGTTCGTTTCTACCAAAACGGCAAACACATCGCTGACGCTGATTACTTCACTGATGATAAAGAAGATGCTCGTTCTACGGCTAAAGCATCTTGCGAAGAGCAAGGTGATGAAGCAGTTACAGAGCGTTCAACTAGTATGTACAATGAAGCTAAGAAAGCTAAGCCAGACTTTCTAGATGTTGACAAAGATAAGAATAAAAAAGAGTCGTTCAAGAAAGCTGTTGCCGACAAGAAGAAAAATCCGTTTGCTAAAACAGTTGAAGAAGCTAAAGCCAAGAAGCCAAGCGCAGGTATGACTGCTAAAGAAAAATCAGCAGTGGTTACTAAAGCTAAAGCAGGTGGAGACATTGGTAAGCCGGGTAAAGGATTTGCTAAAGTTGCGTCTAAAGCTGCTAAGGAATATGGTTCAAAAGAAAAGGGCGAAAAAGTCGCAGCCGCAGCAATGTGGAAAGGTCAAGCTAAAAAAGTTTCAGAAAGCAAAATGTCTAATCTTGATGTTGATTTAAAAGATGCAAAATTTTCTGATGCTGACTTTAAAAAGCAATACGGTAAGACCAAAGCTGAAATGAGAGCGTCTATGAAAAACAAGCCAGATGCTAAGAAGCCAGTTAAAGAAAGCGTATTGAACGATTCTACGGGTGCTACTTTAGATCATATCTGCAAAACATTTAGCCGTGAGGTAGCTGACTTTAAACAAACTGGTGATATGGACGAAGATTTATTCCAAGCTCTATATGACTATTACTTTGATGATATGCCATATGGTGTCAAAAAAGCAAAAAGCGGTGATCCATATGAATGGGTAGCTGATCGTTTTCAAGAAGACTTGCCATTAGATGAAGGTTCTAGAGAAGATTTTACTACACACGGCATGAACAGTGCACCGGCTAAAGGATTAGTAGGTATTCCTGCTAAACCTGCACAGACACCATGGAGCAGAGATCCTATTGCTGCACTAACAGATCGTTTACACGATAAATTTACAAGCAAGCCAAAAACTCCTCAGTTTGAAAGCTGGAATACTCAGTTAGATTCATTATTAAATGAAGGTATCACTGAGGGTATGACTGTATCTATCAGCAAAGGTCAAGAAGGAACTCCTGATTCAGTAAGTATCAATGCACAAGACGCAGAAGCTGATCAATTGCTTGCATTAGTAAAAAGCGCAGGATTAGGTTTATTCGGCGGTGATGAGTCCCCTCAAGGTGGTGGTGCTGGTATGCCTTCAATGGGCGGAGCAGACGCTGGTGCCGTCGATGTTGAAGTAGTTGATGATCACGATGATATGTTATCATTGATTCGTAAAATGACAGGACAAGGCGAGCCACAGCAAGCATCAGATGAAGAAGAAGATTATTCTGATGAAGAAGGACAAGAAGAAGTTTGCAGCGATTGCGGAAGCAGCGAATGTGAATGTGATTCTGCTTCTGAAGAAGTTGTTGATGAAACAGAAACAGATGATCAACGCGAATTTGAAGTATCCGAAGATGATAATGTAGCACAAGCAGGTGCTCAGGAAGCAAGCGAAGATTCAGCATTAGCTTCAGCAGCAGGTGAAGCTGACGCAGCAGAAGAAGCTGAACCTGAAGAAGAGGAAGAAGAATTAGAAGAAGCATATGCTAATGGTGCAGATGATACTTTTGAATCAGATATTGACTTTATGACTAAGGTAATCTCTGGTGGATTGAATAGACAAAAACGCAATCAGTCAGTGGGTAACCCAGTAACGATTGCTTCTACTCCAATGAAAGAGTCTTCAGATTTACTTTCAGACTATCGTAAGCTTAGTGGCCTATAATAAGATCATTTGATATACACGTAAAATACTCGGGCAACCGAGTATTTTTTTGGCTACTGACTTTATCTGCAAACGATAAATACTTATATGAGTGAATATTATGTGTATGCCTATTTGCGCGATGACGGAAGTCCTTATTACATCGGTAAGGGCAAAGGAAAGCGAGCCTACACCAAAGGTAAATGCGAGATAGGTAAACCGGTTGATAAAACTAGAATCATTATTCTAGAACAAGGGTTAACTGAAATTGATGCATTTATAATAGAGAAGAAGATGATTGGACAATACGGACGAAAAGACAACAACACTGGCATACTTCGTAACAGAACTGATGGTGGAGAGGGTCCGTCCGGTCTAAAACAATCACCGGACGTTATTGCACGCAGAGTAGAATCCTCTAGAGGAAAGGCAATGGGTATGACAGGAAAGAAACATTGCCCGGAATCAAATGAAAAAAGACGGATATCAATGCTAGGTAAAAATACCGGCCCACATACGATTGAACATTGTATTGCAAGTGGACTACCTAAACGCGGAATGAAATACAAGTCACAATATATACTAGTATGCCCGCACTGTGATAAATCAGGTGGTAGCGCAAATATGAAAAGATATCATATGGACAAATGTAAACAAATAGAAAGATAGGATTATTAAATGCAGCAGAACATAGACTTCGGATCTTTTCCAGATGATCCTAGCGCGGATGCAATACGAACAGCCTTTCAGAAGGTACAAGAGAACTTTGATGAAGTATTCTCTGTAACGACCGGCGCAGCAGTTACATCAATAAATAAAACACCAGGTGCAGGTATATCAGTTAATTCACCTACTGGTAATGTTATTGTATCTGCTAATATAGCGTGTGTTCAAGTTAGCACAAGTTCGTTAAGTATTGGCCGCGGTAGTAACGGTGGCACAGCAGCATTGATAACAGCATCAAGTCAGACATTGGTTCTTGATATTAATCCAAGCAATGTATTTTCTAATAGCTTTGCAGCAGTTGGTGGTGGGTTAGCAAATGTTACAGGTACATTAACTACAGCATCTAATGCACAACCAAATATTACTTCAGTCGGAACTCTAACAAGCTTAGCAGTTAATAGCGGTGGCATTGGTTCTGTTGGAAATATAACTGCTCCTTACTTTATTGGAACAGTTCAAGGTGCAGCTACTACTGCTGGCACAGTAACTACTAATGCACAACCAAACATCACTTCAGTTGGCACATTAACTGCATTAGCAGTAACAGGTAATATCTCTGGTGCAAACTTAACAGGTACCCATTATGGCGCAGCTACTGGCTTAACATCTATTCCAGGTGCGAATGTAACCGGTACTGTAGCAAATGCAACATATGCAGTAAGTTCCGGTTCTGCTACAACAGCAACCACTGCTGGTACCGTAACAACGAATGCACAACCAAATATAACTTCAGTTGGTACATTGTCTGTACTAGCCGTAACAGGTAATATCACTGCTGGTAATGTGTCGGCAGGTAATATATCAGCAACTACGTTCACTGGTGCATTAAGTGGTAACGCAACAACTGCTGGAACTGTAACTACTGCTGCCCAACCAAACATCACTTCAGTTGGTATACTAACAAGTTTGGGCGTTAATGGAACAACTACTGGGGTAGCATTCACTGCTAATACAGGTGTATTTACAGGTAATGGTTCTGGGTTATCTGCAATTGCAGGAGCCAATGTAACCGGTACTGTTGCTAATGCAACATATGCAGTAAGTGCAGGTTCATCTGGAACTGCTACTACAGCAGGCACCGTAACAACAGCAGCACAACCAAATATCACGAGCACTGGTACTCTATCTGCACTTGCAGTAACAGGTAATATCTCTGGTGCAAACTTAACAGGTACCCATT